GCTGTTCCAAGTGTACCGGCGGCTCCAGCTGCTGTTCCGCCCATACCTAATGCGGATGCGATACCAGCCATTGTTAGTCCAAAGCTCATGTTATTTCTCCTGCTACTTTTTGCTGATTTAATAATTTTAAAATGTGTGGCCGCCCTTCCTCGACCAGCTCGTCCTCTGCGTCTTCCGGCGTTGCGGTGGCGGTGGTGTGAGTCGAAACCCACTCAACATCCGTTAGCGCCAACCCAACTCGCTTGACGCCCTTTTTTGATGCCATGACCAAAGGTGCTGTGACGACTTTTAATGTGCCATCATCACTTCTCACCCGCATCGAACCTTTCATTAAGACATCGATGCCATCTTGTTTGTGTACTTTTCCGGTTATGATAGTGCCGGCGGGCAAATAGATTGTCCGCGCATACATTCCACCGGAAAAAAGATGATCCAATTTCGCATCAAACTGCGGCAGCTTCGCCAGCTCGTCTTCGAAAGCCAGAACTTTTTCAAGTCCTGGTTTTTCAGCTACTTCAGTTTTCGCTTCAGCCGGCATTTTTTAGCTCATCTATTTCTGCTGCCAGGGATTCGATTGCTGTGTGCATTTCTTTGACCGTTTCGATCAGTTCAGCTACAACCAGCGTGTAATCCACTTTCTTGTACCCGGTTTCTGCGTCGATATGAACGGCTGCCGGCAAAACTTTTTCCAGTTCCTGAGCCATAACCCCGCCGGTAGGCTCAGAATGACCTTTGAAGTTGTACCGGTAGCCGTTGATCTTCTCGATGTTGGTCTTGAGCCTGAGATCCGAAAAAGAATCCGCAAGCCCTTGCCAAATATCGCCTTTTTTGTCCGGTGTGTTTTTTCCCGACGACATAGTGATCGTCTGAGGACTGAGGCCGAAAGCTGTCTGTAAATGTTGCAGCTGGCGTTCTGGGTACGCTTGCTCTTCCATAAACTTGCCGTACAGCAAGTCTAGCTCGGACTGTTCCATCGCCTGTTTTTCAGCGCCTATGTCGGCCAGAATGTTGGCATCGCCAAAGACCATCTGCCGCTCTGCGTCGCTCATTGCAGCAAGCGCCTGGGAGGCTTGCCCTTGGCCCTGCATTCCCGCGATTTCAGCTTGTTGATTGCTCAACCCAACCTCAGTCTGCAGCCCTAGATCCTGCATGTACCGGCGTACCCGGCCTGTCGTTGCCCAGCGACCATGTCGCCGACAGCATCGAAGTAGTTACGGTTGGTTTCAGCCTCTGCCACGCCGTGGCGGCTTCCTCCAAAAGCTCCGGCAGCGGTGGCGTCCGCGCCCATTTGGCCCATCGCCAGCTGCCTGGCCCGATCCATGTCAGCCGTAGACCGATTAATCACTTCATCGGTGTATGGATTGAAGTAGTCGGAAAATTGTTGACCTGCGGTGTAGGCAGTTGCATCAGTCGGCATCTGACCCGCTAATTGGCCCATCCGGTTGACCGCTGTGCCGAGCGTTCCGGCTCCTGTTCCTCGTGCCGTATCGTAGTCTGAAAACGACTGTAGCTGCTCCGGCGTGAAACCGGCAATCATCTGGCCCTGGTACTGCTCAAATGGAGTCTCGTGAACCTTCTCAGACTCGGCGTACATCGATTCCCATTTTCGCTTAACGTCCGGATCAAGTTCCTGCTGCTGAACTGTCGTGCCACCGCCGCCGCCTTTCCCACCACCGCGCAGCATGACGTGCCCGAGCTGCGGCATCAGCGCCAAAACCATTCTTTCGATAATTCTCATAACGTCATTTCCTTTTCAAGAACCGTATAGACGGGCAAATACCCCCACTGTTTTCGCATCAGTCTTGCAATCGATTCGCGACACGCGCCCTGGATGTGCGTTCCACCGTGCTTTTTCACCCAAGCTTCCAACTGACCGTAAGAGCTGTCTGAAATGGAATTCGGGCCACCAAATGTCGTGATGAAAAAAATCCGTTTTCCCGGTGTCATCTTCCATTCACCCACGATGACCCCTTTTGGGTCCAGATCGTCGCCAGCCAGGATAAAAGCCTGGGCCTGGCCCGATATCAAGTATGTTTTGCCCTGCTCCGTTGTACATTCGTCATTTGAATAAGGTTCGACCAGGTCGAGCAGCTTGGAAAGTTTAGGCCAGACGGCATGGACATATTCTTTCGGCAGCTCATGAAGTCCGATTTTGCTCCCAGTCTTCGAATGTTTTTTCGGCGTGATAGTGGCTGTTGATTTCGTCTGCAACGCGACTGGCATGTTCTAAGCCTCCGGTAATCAGTGCAACTGTGATAATGATTTGCTCGCCAATTTCTCGATAAACATATGCAAAAACCCGCTTATTTTCATCGTCCGAATACGCCCAATTATTCGAAGAATTCCAGACGATCAGGCTGTTGCTGATGATCGGTCGCAGCTGCTGCTCATGCAGCCGATAAAACGGGTTAGCTGGGATATCGACCATCAGAATGTGTAGCATTTGAAGCATTCGCTCCGTACTCATGGACTCTGAGCCTTTGTCCTGGTCAACAAAATCATCGGCAATTTGAACAGCAATCGACAAATTGCTAAGAAAGCCGGCTGCTGCTCGGTCTCCAGATGCCCAATCAAATATTTTATTAGCTTCGTCTGCGTGATTTTTCATATTGCCGTTGTTGATAGTGCGCCGGCATTACTGACAACCAGCTGGTATCGAGTTCCGTTCGCGGAAGTTAAAATTAACCGTCCGTTCCCAATCTCGATGTCTAGGTCTTTCTTCAGATTCGACCCGTCCGCCAGCTCCAAAATCAAATTGCGCTGATTCTCGTATCGGTTGGTGTACACCGCCGGGGGTCTAGGAAGTTTCATTTGTACTTCTCAAAAACGTTGTTGACGACTGAAGAATTTGTAGCGATCACGCAGCACTCGACTGCTCGTCTGACCCAGCCTTTTCCATACCTTATATATAGATCACCCAGTTTTTGGTAATGCAAAATTCGCCTCGTCGTAAAATCCCTGATTAAATCTGTCTGGTTCAGTTCAGCCGCCACTTTTTCAGTGTGCGGGCCGATTATTCCGTCTGTTTTCAACTGCTCTCCGGCGTCATTTACAGCTTGCTGAAAAAACAGTGCGCTTTTTCTCGACCCCTGATTTACCGCGCTATCGAAACAGCTCAAAACGCAGCCCGGCGATAGGTTTTGGAATGAATTGAAATATTCACGTTTGTAAATCGACATCGCCTGTTCTTTTGTCGGTGGCTCGCCATCATCACCGAACGCATCCGGCCAAGTCCGCTGGCTGATCCCCCAGCATGTTCGCCATTTTTCACCCGGCACCACATGATCTTTCCCAGCGCCTTCCCAGCGCATCGTGTGGTCGAAGCAAAACTGGAACAGGTCTTCACTCATCAGCAGCGCAATCGATGGTGATTTTATGCGGCTGCGTAGCCAGGGCCACGGTCTGCCTGATAACGTGCCTATTTTCGGCTGGAACGGCACAATACCTACCCACCATCTCGCCGATAACTTGACCTGTAGAACAACCCGAAACGGCTAAACTCAATGCGACTATTGCAACGATTTTCTTCATAACGTGTAACCCTATCCATCAAATAGATTACAAAGCTGCCTTGCAGCACCAGCTGCAGCACCAACAGTCCAATCACTGCTGCCTTGGCTCCCAATGGCTTGCACCGAAAGCGCGAAGAATGTAGTAGATAAAATACGCCTGTGTTTTCCGCATTCCCTGCTCGATCATCGCGGCCCGCAGCACTTTGTCAGCGGCTTTTCGTGTGTATCCGTATCTCACAGACCCTTTGCTGTATAGAAAGTCGTGTACAACACTTGGGCTGCGGATCAGATATGAATCATCGTCGATGTACCATTTCGCCATGCTTGGCACTGACGCAAAATTGGTTTTAAAACCGATTGGGACGACGATCACATCCCCATCCTCGACCGTGTAAATCAGCGGGTCGATCAGGATGTACGCATCCTCACCCCGGACTGCCTCCACTTTTAGTTCAGTTTTGAACATCACGCGCCCATCGTCAGTGCAGCCAGCAGCCCGCTGCGATCCGCGATATAAATGAAAACCGCGCCGGTTACGAACCACCGGGCCTGAACGAGCATTGTCTTGATCACTCCGAGATCGTCCTTGATTGACCGAATCTGCTCCCTTTGCCAGCCCGATTCACGCTCCAGGTTCTCGACTCTTCGGTCCATTTCGCTCAACGCTGCCCCCCTGAGACTGCTTGAACTCGCATCTCACCAACTCGCCAATCGGTATTCCTAGCGGACTCAACTTTGATCGTAATCTGACGCCCAGTCAGTCGAAACGATGTCGGGTTTTTCATGGTGAATGGCCCGTAATCACGTTCCGTATCAGTCGGGTGAAAACGGGTCTTGAACCGGGCCTGTACGTCGCCCAATGTTTTCTCGTCCGGTATCAGGCCCGTAATTGATGTAACGGTGTCACCGTCGCCAATTTGCATCGGCCCTGACTCTGCATATGGAGTACGGGAATCGTAAGTGAAACCGGTCTCGTGTTCGTGGATATAGCCGTCAGTCCCGGCAAAAAATGGTGACCGGAAAACTGTTCGATCCACTCCAGCGGTACGGTCTAATTTTCCAACATTCCAGTGGTTTTCGGTCCAATTCCAGCTGACATAGCTATCGCATTCCAGTGATTCGTCCGCTGGGTAGAACCACCAGACCTCACTAAATTGATTGTTGATGACCCCATAGACCTTGCTTCTTTGGTCTTCATTAATATCTGTAAAAACGAAATCTGCAACTTCGGATTCCAGTGGTTTCACGTAGCCGTCATACATAAAAAAACTTTTCTTGCCCATCCACACTACAAAAGTATCGACCGAGATTATTGCTTTCGGCCCAATAATTCCGCAGCTGGAGCCAACTTTTTCAAAGGCGTAGACATAGGGCGGGCCAGTGTATGTAGCTGCATGAGCATCTGTTGTTGTCAGGATCAGAGTCTGACCTCGGACCCGAACAGCAGTCTCGATAGCCCCATCCGTAATGAGTTCAATATCCCCGGCCTGATTCGTGGCTGCGGCTGCCCAAACGGTAGCGGATTCTTGGTCCGACCACTTCACGAGTCTATTGTTGCCGCTCGCACCGAGTGCCATGAGAAACCTTTCACTGGTCACCACGAGGCCAGCGCAGCTGGTTGGCGCATTGGTGATCGCAGCAGCTGGTGTAGTAAAAGAAAGCGCCCATTCATAGAGCTTTCCGTCTTTCGAGCTGCAAGCCACCAAGTTTTCGCCCCAGTTGTCTATCGACCAGGTTGTAGCTGGCGTATATGTGCTGGTGTCCGGTCGCGTGGTCCCGTAATTGTGTTTGTTGTAAAGCTGGCTGCCGTACCCGGTTGCGTTAAACGCATCAACATTGCCGGTGGTAAATGATGTGGGTGTGATGTCGTAAATCGTCGCATCACCACCCATGACATAGAGTTTGCTGGCTGTGCCAATACCGACTTTTCGGTCTCCACTATTATCTGCCCAGGCGAGCATCCCACGAGCTTTTCCGGTGATCGTCGTTGTCGTGTGCTGCCGCCAGCCGCCAATTGGTCTCATCGCCCCTTCGTGCCACCGGACCAGGTCCGCATCGGCCCATCGTCCACGGGCCTGATATTCAGTGCCGTTTTTGTAGACACCCGGTGGGATTTTTAGGGGCAAAATCGGCATCTAATTCTCCAATTTTTGGGTCGCGTTCTGCATAATCTGGTTGAATTGCTGCTGCCCCGTAACCGTTTCATTTCTGAAAGATTCGAGTGCGGCAGTTTGCCCTCTATTGGTTTTGCTCATTTCGAGCTGAAGTACAGGGAGCCATGCGATCGCGCAGGCAAATTCGTCTACAGTTTCACCATCGGGCTTGGTCCCGGCGATCCGTGTGTACCAGGCGCAGCGGTACTGTTTGTTGTCTCGGATCTCTTCGCATTTCGATCCCAGCGGACAAGTGATTTCTGGTTCCACTAATCTTTGCTCGCAATAATCATATCGACGTATTTTGGCGCAATGGTCGCACTGGTGACTGAGCCTGAAAGCGTGTGGGTATGGCTGCTTCCTCCGCCGGACGATGTAGTGGCGCTATTGTTCGCCCCCCACTGTCCGCTCCCACTCCCTGTTGCAGATCCACCCCCGTCTGTTAGCCAGTTGTAACCATTCACCTCACTGTGCGTATGAGCTGGCATCTGCGAGGTGGTCAACGTGACTGCTGCTGACGCGAAGCTGTCGCTATGCGTGTGGGTGAAAGCGGTGCTGAAGGTCGTTGATCCGCCGGTTCCACCACCTGATCCTGTAACGACGCGCAGAGCGGCGTCTGATAGCGTGGAACCAGTCTGCTGTGTCCAGCCGGTCGGCGCTGACGCCTGGAAAAATGACATCTTTGTGCCGGATGGGAACGGCTCCAGATTGGTGAGTAAAGCACCTGAAATGGCCGGAAGCGCCCCGCTGAGTTTGGTGGCGTCCAGTGTCCCGCTGACGGTCAAATTGCCGGAGCTGTTGACCGTTATCAGTTCGTGATTTGGTAATCCAAGGTTTGTTCTCGCGGTGCCTACTGCGACCAGGTCGGAGAGGTTACTGGCTTTGACCACTGCCGCATTGGCGACATCAGAGACAGACTTTATCGTAGAGTCCAGTAAGTCACTGTTATTGTTGAGTTTTTGACCCCATGTGTTCGACGAGGCTCCAGGCTCAGGTTTTACCAAAGTGTAATTTGTGGTGGTTGTGTCGGCCATAATTTATTCCCTAAAATCTTTGAATATTGCGTACCCTAAAATACCCCAAACAACCCCGATCAACCCAGCCCAGAAGTAGACTGTCACGGCTTCGGGTATTTGGTTTTCACTGCCTCCCTCTTAACTTGTAATGCATCTAGGTCACCATCGAGCATCGCATGTACGCATTCTTGGATGCTGGGGTAATCGTTCTGTCGGAGTCTGGCGTATTCGAGTGCATCCCAATCGGACTGGAGTGAGGCAACACCATCAATACATTCTTGTTCTGTTGGTTTTGGATCAGACGAATGAATAATCAGGTTCTCATAAATCTGTTCGCCGTCGAACCCAAACCACTGTCCAGTGTGTAATTGGACTAGGAAATCTTCTAATGTATATTCCATTATGTATCTCCTATTCTGATAAATATCATTGCACAGTGATTTGCTCCGGAGCCGGTATAAACCTTATTGCCTTGGTTGGCTTGAATCACATCGAACCGGACTTTAATATTTGATGTACTTGTCACATCAACCAAATGTTCTATCATGCCACCAGAAAACCTAACCGCTGTTGAAGCCCCGGAATGTTGCGTTGACCTTGTATTCCACGAACTTCCACCATCGACAGAAACTTTTATGTTGAATGCACCATAATCATTTGCGACATACGCACCGTGTATAAATTGCCAACGAACTATCCACTTACCTGTCGAGGGGAACGTGAACACGCCACTTGACTGGGACATTCCAGTCCCAATCTTTTCGAAATCGTAGCTCGCTCTTCCTAAGTTTGTAGAAATGGGTGTCGCATCCCCAGCAAAAGTTGAACTCACTCGCCAAGTGTCGTATTCGGTTATACCAGCCGCCGGAAGATTGGTCAGCGAAGCACCAGATATGGCAGGTAACGCCCCAGTTAAGTTACCCGCTGGAACGCTGGTCAGTGACGAGGCATTCAGTGCAGGAAGATTCCCAGTCAGCTTAGTGGCATCTATACTGGTACTCGTGAACAGACCGGCTGAACTGATACTGGCCTTTTCCGTCCCGTCAATTTGTATCTTGAGTGAAGATGACCCCCCGTCGCAATTCAGGGTCAAATCAGAGGATGAACTGGATACCTTACTCATTTCGGAAACCTCGCCTTGATACTATTGATCGCATCGACCCAGGTCGTTGTGCCGTCACGCTGGTCATCGAATTGCATCTCGAACTGGTTGAGTTGATCGTATTCGGCCTTGCGGAGTCTGGCGTATTCGAGTGAGTCATACTCGGCCTGGAGTCTGGTGATTTCAGTCTGGATTTCTTTTTTTGTTGGAGGGTTATTCACTACTGAAAAAAACTCTACTTCATCACCAGTTGTGAATTTAACAGTATTTTCTCCTGCTAGTGATGTTGCCGCAATATATAAGTCTGGCTTTATCATACCTCTATCTCCATAACAATTAACGAACAGTCTACAGTCTGTGCTGATGCACCCTCTGTTCCCCAATTTGTTGCAGAATTACCAGTATTACTGAAGTCGAAACGGATGGTTTTACCTGTCTCTTCAAACCTCAAAATAGCGTGTATATTAACTGAACTTAAATTAGAAGATAAAACAGTAGAAGGTGTGAATGAATGCCCCTGTGTGTAGTTCTGACCATTGTAGCCTTGCCGAACATAGGTGCGTAATGACGCAGAACCCCATTCAATACCGAGAGAGTAATTACACGCACTTGCTGGGCTACCGAACCCTGGATAAGAAACCCACGCAATTAACATATTACCGCTTGTTGCAGAGAAATTTGGTATAGTTAAATAGTCTCCATCTGAATCCTTCAATCTATATATACCATTGCTGTCAAGTGTTCCATTTAATCCCCCACTCGTTGAGTAAGACAAACTTGCCGTAGAGGTTGTTGCTTCCAGATAAATCCGCTTGACTTGCACTACCTTACCTCCAACCCCACTCGCCAGATCCCCAGACGCAATCGTTGCATCCAGAATCTTCGCACTCGTGACCGCACTCGTCGCCAGCATGTCAGCATCCACGATGCCATCAGGTAGTCCACCTGTAGAAACTCCGCTGATACTCCCACTGCCGTTGATTACAATTGGCACGTTATACCTCCATCGCTTTTAGCTGATCCAGCGTAGTCGCTGAATCGACCTGATCGGTGATATCTCTGAGCCGCTGTTTCTCTGCCACAATATCTGTAGTGGATTCACCGGATTCGGTTGCTCTCATATAGAGAATATCCTGTGCTTCCAGCATTGGTTTCCGAATTGCCCTGAGTCGGGTTTTGGTGATATCTTTCGCCTTATTCAGATTAACTGTTAGCGGCATCGTATTCTTCCTGACTGATGTGATTGTATTTCAGTTGATCGTCCAGACTTAGATCCTCAGATACTTGTTCATCTGCACCGGCTACATATTCCCACGCCCCTCTAAAAGTACGGTCTGAGGGAGGGTAGTCATCCTCGACGATCTCGTATTTTATTCCCGTATCTAACGCTTTATCTGCCACATGTCGAAGTTTTTCGATTTCAGTCATATCAGCTAAAGAATCCATAAACTTTGGTGCCGGAATAATTACACCGAGAATTCCAGTATCTTGTGGGTATATTATTCTCATTTATTAATCTCCGAATATTACGACATGCACTTGGTCATTATCCTCTTGGATACTATTGTGCGCTCTTCTGGCCTTGATACGCACAACCGTTGTAGTGCGAGTGTCGACTTGAAGGTGTGAATCCCAACTATAATGCCCAGCCCCAGTGGTAACGCAGTAATTAGTGTTCCCCATCGCATTCGTTTTAGCTACGTTATAGTCGCCCGTTCCAAGATCACCAATCGAATAAATTTCATGGGAATCTCTAATTGAGGGAGTCCCAGTACCGTCAAAGTTCACCCATGCTTTCGCAGTAAATTGGGATAGACCTCTGCCGTCATTCTTGATTTCTAAGACAACGCCGCCAGAGTTATAGAACTTCATATCTGCCGATTCTTTTTGCTGGATGCCGAATGTTCCATCAGAACCCATAAATAAGTAAGCACCATCACCTGATGTGCCGCCAACAGTATTGTTAGAAATATGGAATCGACAATCACTACCAGAACTGTGGAGATGCATCCCCGTCCCGGCGATCAGGGTTGGTGTGCCAATGCCCACTCCAACATTGTTATTTGAAGCAATGCTTATAGCAGTCCCAGAAGAACTCGCTGAACTGATCCCATCAACCCCAACCCCCGTCAGACTTGAGCCATCGCCATCAGTCGTGAGGAGAGTCTTGCCCCCGGAGAGGCTTGGAACCGTGAGAGTCTGATCCCCGCTGACATTCTGTGCATCTAATGTAACTGAACCTGAAGTACTCTTTATTTTAATAGGCATCAGACAATCACCCAAGTTGAGGTTGCTGGTATGGTCACATTTACAGAAGCATTAATCGTTATATCTCCCGCCGAGATTGCATTATTTGAGCTACTAATACTGTAGTTGCTCGATATTGTGTGCGCCATTTCGTATAGACCTTTAGTAGTCGTGTTTGCATCAGTATCCAGTGTTCCCCAACTAGCATTAGTCGCATCAGTGGTCAGATATTTGCCTGAATGGCCGGTCTGGCTTGGGAGTGGATCGAGGTTATCAATCTGAGTCTGGATCGAGCTGGTGACCCCATCGACATAATTCAGCTCGGCAGTTGTCGCGGTCACACCATCCAGAAGGTTCAGCTCTGTGTGCGTCGCGGTGACTGCGCCAGTCACTGAAGGCCAGCTCGCGAGGATACAAGACTTCAACAATCTCAGATGATCATCACCCTCTGATTTTGGATCAGTCGCAGTCGGATTGGTCGCGACCAGCGAGTTGATATAGGTGCCAGTTTCAAGGGCCATTGTTGAACTCCTAGGAGATCGTCACAGTCAGTGTGACCTGGAGCGTATCGCCCGAAATGACGGAACGGCTAGTCGAGAAATCAGCAACGCCGAACAGCGTTCCGGTGGTGCCGGATGTCGCGGACGCCAAGAATGCGCCAGTTATCGTAGCCGTCGCATTGATCGCGTAATCAACAGAGCTTGAATTGGTCGTAGACCCAGAAGATGCCGCACCCTCAGTCCATTCCTTTCGCGTTCCAGAATATCCAGACACTTCTGCCCAGCTCGTATGAGATGCGAGCGTATCGGCAGCAACCGGAGTTCCTGCAGCCTTCAAGCCGATATACCAAGTCGTGACCGCTGTCCCAGCGTGAAACTGCGTATTCAGGATATGATTCTTGCCCTCAGTCACTACGAGATTAGGCATTTCTTCGGTCCACTTCACCTGACCGTCCGCGCCGAGACATGTGACTCGGTAAATATTCGAGAAATTCAAATTTTCGTTCATGTACATGATAATTTCCTATGGTTTAACGTCATCTGACTTGTCGGTCCAGGTGGTTGAAACATCGTCTTCTGGTTCCCAGAACAACCTGGCCGAACCCGCGAAGACGGTCGGTGAATCGAGTGAAAATGAGATCGCGAAATTCCCAATGGCGACAGGGGCCAGGGAACCAGATCCAGTGATCGTAGCGTCCCCCACGAGTTTGGCGACAGAGCTGGCAGCTACTGCCCCAGAACCGCTGATCGTGGCGGCCCCGACAAACTTCGCGACAGAGCTGGCGCTGATAATCGTTGAGCAATTGACGACACAGACTTCCATTATGGTCGATGCTGGGTATTCAGCTGTACCCTCACTGGTGACCGCTCCGGTCATTGAGAATGTCACTGCGCCGACCAGTACGCGCAGGGAGGATACGGCCTGTGCTGCGGTCAGCGAAAAGGCAACTGAGCCGCTCAATGGGGCTGTGTTCCAGTTGGTCTGGTCGGACGACCAGCTGTTGCCGTCAATTGCCCATGTAGCCATTTAAAATGCCCTGTGACGCATCTTGATCGTTCCGCCTCCGAATCGAGCTTTTTCATCCTCAAGCCGCAGCTCTTCGAGTGCCGCATCGTGCAGCTGCAGCCAGACAACAGCACGTTGGTCATCTTTCAGATATGGAGCTGAGTGGATCAAAGAGCCATAAAGGTACGAATCTGGCCCTTTTTCTAAAAGCCAGTTTGTATCCGAGTCAGCTGACATCGCTGTCAGTTCGCGATACCAGGCCATTTCAATAGTGTAATCTGCGTTGGGTGACGGATACGCCTCGATCAAACCACCCATAATCGTGTAGTAAACCGGCTCGCCAGCCGTGTTGTTGCCCAACAGCCTTTCCTCATCCATTTGTTCGGGAGTGAGGTATTCGAGCGGTTTTGGAATCGCTACGTTGAGCTGGATATTCCGCATTTCCAGAAAACCACCGGGTAACGCGGTGTACTGCGTACTCATCGTGGCAGTGGACCGCTGGATCATATCCATGACCCGCAGCTTCCGGTTGAGCCTGACATGGGCCATTGTGATGAAATCTGGAATGACAGATGTTAAATCATCCCTATTCAAAAAATCTGCGATAGAACTTTTCAGCTGCCCATAGTTGGTAATTGCCATTAGACTCGTCCTGGTCTAGTCCTAAAATCTCGGTTATCGGGGTCGTTGAGCCACTTTCTCATACGCTTCTGGTTTCCCCAGATCCCTCTTTTCTGTAGATCGAATAAAATCGTCATCGGAATATCAGCGATTTTTGCAAGGTCACCGTAGGGCGCTCTCGAATCGATATCCGCATAACAATTCTTGTTGTGTTCAACGATAGCGGTCACGTCTTGTTCGGTATGGATCACCGTTTCACCGGTCATCTCATCGTGATGGTGCCACTTGGTAGTCCCCATCGCTGGGTCTTTACCTAAAAATCTTTTGTCCATCTAAAACCCCAAAGTTGGCCTGGGCAATTACTCACCCAGGCCGGTTGGTGAATACTCGCTATGCTGCGGTCAAATCAGCAACAACACCGATAGCGGCATCATTATCAACTTTAAGCGCATATTCAGTTATCAGCGATTTTTTGGTAGCATCGCCGGTCTTAGCCATAGTTACAGCTTTGATCGGACGTAATACTGCAAGAGCGCAGTAATCATGATCCAAAATAAAAGCATCCCTTTCACGTTGAAAAAGGTTAGTTACAAAAGTAATTTCACCCCACTGTGATAAGTAAACGCTCGCCGCACCCTGAATAGTTGTCGGCTTATTCATTGGAGACTGATACCGCTGTGCTGCAATCCCTGCAAACCCAGCTGCGACCGACGTATTATGCGGCCCCATCATTAAGACCTTGGGTTTACCGCCAGCGGTGTAAATTTCTTGAGCGATTGTAGTAAGCATCGCTTCTGTGAATGCTCGACGGTTCGAAGTCGATGCATCAGTTGCTACAGCATTAACAACACCACCAGAGACAGTCGGATCAGCACCACCAGTTCCACGGCTAGAGTTAGTGCGAATGAAAGCGGGCAACCCAGCAGTTTTGCGAGCCGCAGTATTACTACCGGCGACTGCTGCCTGGTTATTCAAGATAATCGCTTCAATATCACGCTTTAATTCCGCTCCGCGCTGCGCGACGACGTAACTCATTTTGTTCGCCGCACCGGCAGATTCTATGAAAGCTAAATTATCGCTCAAAATGCAAGTTTTCCGGCTGATTTGAGTATAATTTCCTAACCTAGTTGTGGGAACCGTCGCTTGGTACGTCGAAATATCATCTCCGTCAATTACAGCATTTGTAACATCTGCCGCTGCCAAGGAATCGGTCATCCATTCCGTGAAAGTCTGAGTAATCGGATCTCTCCGAATACTAGATTGAAAAGGCGTGGACTCAGGACTAATTTGAGCTATTAAATCGCTCAAGTTTTCCCTAATACCCACAGCACTATACTTTGTAAAAGTATTTGCTACGATAGCCACAGTATTACTCCTAGTATATAAGGGACTATTTAATAAGTATTAACTTATTATCTAATCCAGATCAAGTTGAGATATGGCCTCCGCCGCATCGCGGACGTTGCCAGTTTGGCTCAATCGATCAACTGCTCGCCTATACGCCTTCTTCGCCCCAGCTCCCCTAGGCTTGGCTGATCCGGGCGCTACGGTTCGACTGGTTGCCGTTTTCCGCTTTGCCTTGACCTTCGCCTGACCCTGAGAATGTAACCACGCATTTCGTAACAGAGCGACGTGTGATGCGTGGATTATCTGGTTGACGTGTTCAGCTGCCACCATTCCAGAATCAACTGCCCATTTCTTCATGCCATCACGCTCCGACAACATCACCTTCTCATCCCTCCATTCGGGGATAAGGTCAGGTAATTTTGCCGCTTCGCGGGCTAAGTGTTGGGCCAGCTGCTGCTGGTTTTCTACCTGCTGCTCACCGAACATTCGCTGGCGTTCAGATCGAACGATCTCCAGCTTCTTTTCACGCTCGGTTTTTTGCTTGGTCCAAGCACGTTCCAACTGGATTGCCTGATTCGGGTCGAGTTTATAAGCCTCATCGAAATTCGGTTCCTGTTGGTTTGCGTCCAGTTCCAGCTGCTCTTGCAACTTGGGCAGGATGGCTGCGTACTGCTCGCGCTGACGCTGCATTTCGGCCAGTTGGCCGGCCACAGCGGTGCGCTCACTCGCGAGTTGTTGCGATTTAACCCTATAGTCCGAGTCTCTCGAATAACCGTTTTTGAGTTCAGTCAGATTGACCTCGAACGTCTGCCCGTTTGCACGGACTTGGTAAACAGGTTCCTGCTCAACATCATCGGGTTCTTCCTCGATCTCCGGATCGGATTCGTCGTCGGCTAACAGCTCCTCGGACTCTTCCTGATCGTCAGCTTGTTCTGCTTCGGAAAGCTCGACCTCCGCTTCATCCTCTAGGTTTTCCGATTCCTCGGTTCCCATCAGACTAGCGATTTTTCCTTGTGCCTCATGTACGCTGATTCCGTAAACGTCAGGTTGTTCAGCTTCATTCATCGGTATGCCTCATTACTAAAGTTTAAAGGGCCACGCCTGACCGCGATTGCAGGATGGTGGCATCATCAGCCAACGCTCGAAGCCGCTGCAGCACAAGCTCCAGGGCTTTCGACGTGGCTAGAATTTCATCACGATCAGCGGGACTGCTCCGCCGCCAATCGGCAAATAATTGTTGTTGCATCTCGGTCACGATCTGATCCAGCAGCTCGTCGTCCAGCAGATCCTTCGCCAGCCGACCTCGGTTCATGGTCTCGTGATTGCTGATCACATCAGCCCCTGCCGCTGTGGCTGGTACATCATTCGTTGTCTTTGCCCCTGCAGCATCGGATGTTCACCCATGAACCCCCACAAGCCCTGCATGTTGTATGGCTGCTGCGGCATCCTGCTGCCAGGCTTCGGCGGAGTAATCTTGCTGGCACCCATACTGCCGTTGATCAAACCCTGCCCGAACGGCTCACCGACACTAGCGGGCTGCAGGCCGAAAATGCCGAGTGGATCAACCATCGTGTGCCACATTGATGAAATGTCGTTGCCCATTTTTATAAAAGCCCTTCGATTTGTTGTTCGTTCCGCTCCAGCATCTTGATTCGCTCCGGGTCGAAAATTACAAAGTTTCTTGTTCCTTCACCAGCTCCGCGAGATCCTTGGTCCCAGTATTTAATTCCTGGGATGCCTATCGACTCAAAATAATTAGCCGCTGCCTCTGGGCCACCAAGAGCGTGTTCAAGGTTTTCAAGAAGATCCCCACCGTCTTCCACCATGCGGGAAAAGTATTCGTTTTTATTTAGTGAAGCGGATATGTTAGGGAATTTCTTGCCGACATTTTCTGCTAAAGAAGCAGAATGGAGGATTTCGGCTATGTCCACATCGTGATTCTGTACAACGTCATACCGCACGTCGTGCAGCTTGTTTGGGTCAAACGGTTCTGGGTTTTTTCTGATAATCTCCCAGGCGGCTGCGTCAACGTCATTCCTATATAAAATTGTCTCTACAGCTTTTCTTAATTCTTCCTCATTTCCTCCTGCTTTTACTGATTCATTGACATACTTTTCCAGCATGTCTTTTTTACGGGTTTCAGGAGCTACCCCAAGCAGACCCATCACACTTTCAGACTGTTCGCCCAACGGTGCGTCATAATCCAGCATCTTTTCAACATCCGCATCTGGGATGTCCATCTTGTAAAGATAGCCGGGATCAAACCGCTCAATCTTGGACTCATCAACTCTATGAACCGCTTTTATATAATCGATAGCATTCGCCTGAAACTCTCCAAAACGCCCGTTTTTTCTGAAAAAGTCTTCGTTTCTATGTACCCCCTCTAGGTCTAACTTAGCTTGGGCCATCGCGCCATCTTTTCCGTAAAGCGCGACCTGATTAACCGCTTTGTTTTTGTAATAGCCGGGCGCGGACTCCACATTATCAATCAAACTTTCAAGCGGGCGGCTATTAACAAACTGAGTAGTAGTCGGAATAACCTCCCCTTCATACCGAACATCCGATTCACCTCGAGTCAGCCCTTTTCTGTACTCCTCTCCAGTTCTCTTTCTCTCAGCAGCGTAGAACCCATGCCCATAGGCTTGCGCCCCCTCACCCGTCCCGATCTTGGAAATATCTGGCTTGGTGAACTTGTGCGGCGATCCATGCCAGCCGGTCATACCTGGAACAAATGGCAACAGCCCCATCATCGACAGCCCATAGTTAAATGGAGTCCGTTGATTCGGCTCGTCATAAAACATCTTCACATCACCAGCAGCGCCCAAAAGATCCCCAAGAATTGGGACTGGTGAAGCTAAAAGACCAGCCTGCTGGAGGCTATTCGACTGATCCCACGCAGCAGCTGCTGCAGCGGGTAACTGACTCTGCGGTTTTTCTATGCCTGACCAGTAACTGGTAGGCATCTACTGAACTCCACCATTCGGTGCTGGTGGTGGGTTACGACGCTCGGCTGCGACCTGTTGCATCCCGCGCACCATTTCGCGATCCACGTCCACCTGCGCTCGGATGCCGGCGACATCAACGGCTGCACCGTGTTTGCCTTCAATTTCGGCAGCTCGCAATTCGATGTCTGCGTCCAGCTGGTCCTTTTCCCTGTCGTCCTTTCGGATCATCTCTTCGCGGCGCAGCTGCAGCTCTGCGACCTTCTTCTGAATGTCGGCCTCGATAGCTTTCACCTGAACTTGCGCCAGCAGCTCATCGGCGGACGGTTTCTGGTTCTTCGCTACTTCCGGCGGAATTAGCGGCTGACCTTCTTCAATCTGGTTAATGAATTGATCAGGATTTTTGAACCCGGCCAGTTCGATGATTTTCGCCAATGTGTGGCGGTATTGCTTTGGCGTGACCAGTGCGTTCTGCGGACCCAACCGCTCAATCAGCTGCTCTTGCTTCGAAGCAATCTGCTGCAACATCATCATCCGTTCCTGGTCAGTACCGCGACCCAACGCAACATTGCTGATCATATCCATACCAGAATTCCACGATTTCGGGTCCATCGGTACAAACTTGTTCCGCAGCCGGATCATTTTGGGCTGGTCCTGGTGCTGGCAAACCAGCTTCAAGATGCCTTGAAAAAGCTGCTTCATCCCGGTCTCGGAGAACACTCGAGCGATCTTCTCAATGTGCTGCTGCGCCTGCGACATCGTAGCGTTTACCGCCGTGGCGCTGCTGCTCTGGAGTGCGCCAGGATCTAAGCCCGCCGCTGCTTTTGTGACCCCAGTTCGATTCTCACGCAGCTCGTCCAAATACTGCAAAACTGGGAAAGCATCGCGACCAACGAACGGCATACTGAGCGGTTGAATAGCATTCGGAATGCTGCCACGGCAGCGAATAATCGCCCCGGTTTCCGTATTTAACGCATCAGAAATTGAAACTTGTCCTTCGCTGATTGCCATTCTGGGATGAATCGACAATGCCAGCGAATCGAGCATAGACCGCATCACTGTGGACTTGACCCGCTGGATATCCATGACCTGGTCGGCCAGGGAGAGACCAAAGAAAGTATGGGGCTGCGGAATCGGGCAGAAAGTTGCGAATGGGACCGTTGAGGCCGGCTCCCAACGTAACATTTTATATGATGACCCAACGCAGCAGCATTTGATCAGCTCGGCAACACCGGTTCCCTGAACATCGGCCTTGATCCAGGCTTCCGTATACTGAACCAGCCTGGCTGCATCGTCTGATCGACTAGCCCGCTCGAAGCGCCGGTCAGGCTGACGTGCATCTTTTTCAGAATTCCACGAAAAATCTTTATCGTCGCCAGCCTCGGCATGTTGAAGCGCATCGTCCTCGTCGTAACCCATTTCGACCAGGTCGCTAACCGTCAGATAGGTCCGGTGGCCGACCACCGTAGCGTCAGCCAATGTCTTGGCTTCGCTGTTGATCAGAAATTCTTCTGGGGGTACGGCTTCGACTCGAACTCGTCCTTGATCCTCAGACCGCAATACTGTGCAGCTGTAGACTGGCGGACCCATCGGCTGCCCCATCGGGTCAAGCTCCGTTTCGATCTGCATTTCCTGCAGCTCGACACGAGGATCGGACGCCAGGAATTCAACCGCTCCCTGGTCTAAACCGGAGAGCTTTTCGGTCGATGTTTTCATCGACTCTGACCACCAAAACTTAGCGATTCCTACCTTAGAAACTAAAGAATCGTGCATAACGTCCGCTAAGACGCTGAACCCCTGATTCTCTTGTTGGAAGATGTAGTTGACGTAATCGGTGGCTTGTTCTGCCGGCTCAACATCTTCCGGCCCGTGGGGCAAAAATTCGACAACTTTTTCACCGCCACTGAAAATTCTAAGAAGGCTTGGGATAACTGCGCTGATCGTATCGCGAACCGCTAAATCGACCACCTGAGACCTGCCAGTTTCCTCGTTTCCGAACGGCTCGCCCAAGTAATACTTGGTCGCTTTCTCGCGTTCAGGCGCTATCGTGTCATCGATGAAGCTCGCCGCCGATTCCAATTCATTTTTGGCAATCGAAGCAATTTCATCATCGTCCAGGCCGGACGATTCTTCGGGAGGTTCTGTCAGGTCTTCGATTTCGTCTTCAATCGGGTCGTCGTATTCCACCAGTACCTCAAAATGTGAGTTATACAGATCACATTTTACGCTTTGACGCCGGAAACAGAGCAGAAACAACGGATTTCAGAGGCCAAACCCGTGCAAATAAGCGCCGAACCTCAAGAATAGGCGTACAGTAACCGGTTATACCCCATGAACAGGAGAAAACATGCCCGAAACAGACGAAAAGAAGTCTAAAAGCAAAATGATGGCTGAACTACGGGCCAGGCGGAAAAGTCTGGGGCTGATCCGCGTTGAAGTCTGGGTCAAGCCCAAACATGCGGAGAAGCTCAAGGATATTTCAGCAAGAATGGACGACCAGGAACTGATCGGCGTGATCACCGCGAAAGATTTCACGATCATCCGGTTCCTGCAGGAGCTGCGCCGGTACTATGTCTGAAAACGCATACATCGAATTCATCCGAAAGTACCGATCAAAACCGGTCGAGTTCGTATCCGACCTGCTGCACGTTCAACCAGACCCCTGGCAGGCCGAACTGCTGAACTATGTCGCATCGGGTGAGCGGAGAATATCCGTCCGGTCAGGCCACGGAGTTGGAAAATCATCCGTAGCAGCCTGGGCGCTGCTCCATTTCCTCACCACCCGGTGGCCGGCCAAAGCGGTCTGTACAGCCCCAACGTCCAGCCAGCTCTATGACGCTTTGTTCGCAGAACTAAAATCGTGGCTCAGAGAACTTCCACCCTATGTCGAAGGATTGTTCGAAGCCACGTCCGACCGAATTGTTCTCAAATCGTCACCTGAGTCAGCCTTCATTTCAGCCAGAACGTCCAGGGCAGAGTCTCCTCAAAGTATGGCTGGCATCCATTCTGCCAACGTCCTTTTAATCTTCGATGAGGCATCCAATATTCCGCAGGGCGTGTATGAAGCTGCTGGCGGATCGATGTCGTCGCACTCGGCCTGTACACTGCTGCTAGGAAATCCGGTCAAGACATCCGGCTACTTCTTCGACACCCACCATCGTTTGAAATCTGAATGGAAAACGATGCATGTTTCGTGTCTGGATTCGAAACGTGTGGCGCCGGAATATATCAGAGAAATGGCGCTGAAATACGGCGACCCATCATCGGTTTATTCGGTGCGGGTACTGGGTGATTTCCCAGAGGTCGAAGAGGATGTATTCATCAGCGCAAGCCTGGTGGAGTCAGCCATGTCTCGAGACATTTCGGCAGATGAAGAAATCAAGCCGATTTGGTCTGTTGACGTGGCTCGATTCGGACCCGACTCTTCAGTTTTAATGGTCCGCCACGGCAACGTAGTGTCGGAAATTCAATCGTGGCGTGGGCTTGCGACCACTGAACTAACTGGGCGGATCGTGGCGAAATATGAGGCGCTAATTCCCAGGAACCAGCCGACAGAAATCATCATCGGATTGGCTGACGGAAAAGAACTGCAAGCTGCCACGCAATGACAGGTTGTTCTCCGATCTTACGTCGCCTCGCTACACGTTCTCCTCTTCAGGGAAGCTGCAAATCGAGTCGAAACGAGATATGACCAAGCGGTCTATCCCCTCTCCTGATTTCGCAGATGCGCTGTGTCTGTCGATGGCGTCGTCCAGTGTGACAACGATCAGCGGCTCGCGTCAGTCCGTTTCGTGGAAACAACCGTTGAAGCGTAATATTAAAGGAATCGTTTGACGTGATCAGCGGTCAGCTTCGCGATCAACGACTTGATCGGTGAGGACCATTCTGGTCTGATCCAGAAACCCCTGCGGACCCACCCTTCCTTTTTCATCCGGTCACGATGGGTCAACTGGTATTCTCGGTTCGCTTCTGCGTCAGGTGAAGGCATATTGGTTGGTTTTGGTGGCTAAGATACTAAGTATTGTCTCACAAAAAATTAAAAAAAAATTTAATCGGAGACTATGTGTGGG